ACTGCGTTTCCCTTATCGCAATTAGGAATAAAGGATCTATGTGGGTTGGCTGATTATAGCCAATCCCTTTTTTAATTTTAAAAAAGCGTATAGCGCGAGAGTTGGTGGTAAATGAAATGAACGAAAAACAAAAGAGATTCGCAGATGAATATATAATGAATGGATGTAATGGTAAAAAGGCAGCAATTACAGCAGGTTATAGTAAGAAAACAGCTGAGTCTTTAGCAAGTAGATTGTTAAGAAATGTTAATGTTTCGGAATATATTAAAGAACGATTAGAACAGATACAAGAAGAGCGTTTAATGAGTATTACAGAAGCTTTAGCCTTATCTGCTTCTATTGCTAGAGGAGAACCTCAAGAGGCTTACAGTAAGAAATATGACCATTTAAACGATGAAGTGGAAAAAGAGGTTACTTACACAATCACACCAACATTTGAAGAGCGTCAGAGATCTATTGACCATATACTAAAAGTTCATGGTGCGTATATCGACAAAAAAGAAATTACTCAGAAGAATATTGAGATTAATATTGGTGAGTACGATGACGAAAGTTAAATTAAACTTTAACAAACCGTCTAATGTTTTCAATAGAAACATATTCGAAATACTAACCAATTACGATAACTTCACTGAAGTACATTATGGTGGAGGTTCGAGCGGTAAGTCTCACGGCGTTATACAAAAAGTTGTACTCAAAGCATTGCAAGACTGGAAATATCCTAGACGTATACTATGGCTTAGAAAAGTCCAATCAACAATTAAAGATAGTTTATTCGAAGATGTCAAAGGTTGTTTGATAAACTTCGGTATTTGGGATATGTGCCTTTGGAATAAGACTGATAACAAAGTTGAATTGCCAAATGGCGCAGTTTTTTTGTTTAAAGGATTAGATAACCCAGAGAAAATAAAGTCGATAAAAGGTATATCAGACATAGTCATGGAAGAAGCGTCTGAATTCACACTAAATGATTACACGCAATTAACGTTGCGTTTGAGGGAGCGAAAACACATGAATAAACAAATTTTTCTAATGTTTAACCCAGTATCTAAACTTAATTGGGTTTATAAGTATTTCTTTGAACATGGTGAACCAATGGAAAATGTCATGATTAGACAATCTAGTTATCGAGATAATAAGTTTCTTGATGAAATGACGCGTCAAAACTTAGAGTTGTTAGCAAATCGTAATCCAGCATATTACAAAATTTATGCGTTAGGTGAATTTGCTACGCTTGATAAGTTGGTGTTCCCTAAATATGAAAAGCGAATAATTAGCGATAAGGAAGTAGGTCATTTACCTTCATATTTCGGTTTAGACTTTGGATATGTCAATGATCCTAGCGCTTTTATTCATGTGAAAATAGACAACGATAACAAAAAACTGTATGTTATCTCGGAATACGTTAAAAAAGGGATGCTAAACAACGAGATTGCACAAGTTATCAATGACTTAGGTTATTCGAAAGAAAAGATAACAGCTGATTCGGCTGAACAAAAAAGTATTATGGAAATTAAAACAAACGGTATAGATAGAATTGTGCCAGCGATGAAAGGCAAAGACAGCGTCATGGCAGGTATTCAATTTGTTAGTCAATTTGACATCGTTATCGACGAACGTTGTTATAAGACGATTGAGGAATTTGATAATTATACTTGGAAAAAAGACAAAAATACCGGCGAATACTATAACGAACCTGTTGACACATATAACCATTGTATTGATGCATTAAGATACGCAGTTGAAGTATTAACCATACAGAAAAAACATCAGAAAAAAGACAAAAATGCATTACGTAAGATTAAAAGTTTGTTTTAAGGAGGCTATCAATGACTGTATATACAATCAATAACATTAATACAAAGTTTTCACCTCTTGCAAACGATGATTTCGTTGTAAGTGACTTAGCGGAACTATTGAAAGAGGAAAACCTCAGAAACTTCATAAGCAGACATCAAACTGAACAAGTGCCACGTTTGGAGATGTTAGAATCTTATTACTTGAATAGAAACACAGACATTCTAGCTGGTGAACGTCGATTACAGAAATACGGCGATAAGGCTGACCATCGAGCAGTACACAATTACGCGAAGTATGTGTCGCGTTTTATTGTTGGTTATCTTACGGGTAACCCTATTACGATTACACATCAGGACAATCAAACGAACGACAAAATCATTGAGTTGAACGATTTGAATGACGCTGATGAGGTTAACAGTGATTTAGCGTTGAATTTGTCTATTTATGGACGCGCTTATGAGATTGTATATCGTGATTTTGAAGATAGAGACACATTCAAAGTGTTAGATCCTAAAAGCACGTTTGTTGTATATGACCAAACGCTAGATAAAAAAGTTGTTGCAGGTGTGAGATACTTTGAAAAGCAAGATAAAGACAAAGTCCCAGTTCAACATGTCGAAGTATATACGACAGATAAGATTTACTATATCGAAATTAAAGGCGGTACATATCACCGTGTCGAAGAAGTAGAACATTACTACAACGACGTACCTATCATCGAATACCTCAACGACCAATTCAAACAAGGTGACTTTGAGAATGTTATTGCTTTGATAGATTTATACGATAGTGCGCAGTCTGATACAGCTAACTACATGACTGATTTAAACGATGCTATGCTTGCGATAATTGGCAATGTAGATTTAGACAGTGAAGATGCTAAAGCGTTTAGAGATGCAAATATGATTCATCTAGAGCCTGGTACAAATGCGAATGGTTCAGAAGGTAAGGCAGAAGTTAAATATGTTTATAAACAGTACGATGTTGCAGGAGTTGAAGCGTATAAGAAACGATTGCAAAACGACATTCACAAGTATACAAACACACCCGATTTAAACGATGAACAATTTAGCGGTGTGCAGTCCGGAGAATCGATGAAATATAAGCTATTCGGTCTTGAGCAAGTCAGAGCGATTAAAGAGCGATTGTTTAAAAAGGGATTGATGAAGCGATATAAGTTGTTGTTGAATAACGTTAATTTAACTGGATTAAAGCAACATAATTACGCAGAACTAACGATTACCTTTACTCCTAACCTACCTAAGTCGATGATGGAATCCATTAATGCGTTTAATGCGTTAAGTGGTGGCGTATCCGAAAGCACTCGTTTAAGCTTGTTAGACTTTATCGACAATCCGAAAGAAGAACTCGAGAAGATGCAAGAAGAAGAAGCGCAACGAGAGAAGCAAGCAGATAAGCGTGGGTATGGGGAAGCTTTTGAAAATCATTTGAATGTAGATGATTCTAATGGCTGATTCACTCGATTACTGGTTAGAGCGTGCGCAAAATACGATTAACAGTGAATTGATAGAAGATGCAAAGGCAGCGGCTGAATTACAACGTATAGTCACATTGATGTATGCTGATATTGCAAAGGAACTACTTGCATTTTACGCTAAATATGCGACTGCTGAAGGTCTTACGATTGCCGAAGCTAAGAAGATAGTTGATGAATTTGATGTCGTCGCTTTCCAAAATAAAGCCAGAGCATTAGTTAAAAACAAGGACTTTAGCGAAGAAGCAAATAAACAACTTAAAAAGTACAATACTAAGATGTATGTATCGCGCGAAAAGTTGTTAAAGCAGAACCTCGATTTATTAGTAACCGAAGCAAGTATCAAAGTAGAAAACCACATAGAAAAATCGTTAGTTAAAGCTATTGATAGAGAAGTAAAGCGACAATCAGGCATTTTAGGTACTGACATCAATGTTACTGACAAGAAGATTAAGGCAGTTGTTAATAGTAACTTCAAAGGTGTTACATGGTCAGAACGCTTGTGGGACGATATGGATCTAGTGCGTAAAGAAGTCGAAAGAATTACAACTAACGTTGTTAACAGAGGACGCCATCCAAACGAATACGTTGCTGACTTCAAAAAGAAAACGGGTGCTACCACACATGATGCTAAACGTTTGCTAGTGACTGAATCGGCACGTGTGCAAACAGAAGCTCAAAAGCTATCATATCTTGAAACACTCGGCGAAGATGGTGAATATGAATTTGTTGCTAAACGTGATGAAAAGACATCTAAAGTGTGTCGTCATCATGATAAAAAAGTGTACAAAGTTAAGGATATGACGCCAGGTGTTAATGCACCACCTATGCATCCGCATTGTAGGAGTACGACAGTACCACATGTAGGTAACTGGCGAGATGAATTCTTTAAAAAGCGTAAAGGTAAATATAAATTGAATATCGAGTTATAAGCTATCGCTGTTGTGATAGCTTTTTTATTGCCCAAAACGTGCTTATGGCTTTAAAAGGTGCATGGATAGCAGTCGACAGACTTAAAATGGAGGTATATCTCATGGAAGAAAATAAACTTAAGTTTAATTTGCAATTTTTTGCAGACCAACCAGATGATCCAGAAGAACCAGGTGAAGATGGTAAAAAAGGGAATCTTGATAAGAAAGAAAATGGCGAAGGTACTGAAATAACTTTCACGCCAGAGCAACAAAAGAAAGTTGATGAAATACTTGAACGTCGTGTAGCCCATGAAAAGAAAAAAGCTGATGAATATGCAAAAGAAAAAGCAGAAGAAGCCGCTAAATTAGCGAAAATGAACAAGGATCAAAAAGATGAATATGAACGCAAACAAATGGAAAAAGAGCTGGAGCAATTACGCTCAGAAAAACAATTAAATGAAATGCGTTCAGAAGCGCGAGTGATGTTCAAAGACAAGGATATTGACGTAAGTGATGAGTTACTAGACATTGTTGTGTCTGATAGCGCTGAAACGACAAAAAATAACGTTGACAACCTTACAAAGATTCTTGACGAAATGGTTCAAAAGAAAGTGCAAGAAACATTACGACAAAATTCGCCTAAATCTTTCAGTAAGTCTGGATTAAGTCGAGATGAAATTCTTGCGATTAAAGATGATAGCGAACGACAAAATGCTATCGCGCAAAACATGCATTTATTCAACTAAAAAATGGAGGTAAATTTTATGTCAGCAGAAAACAATTTAATCAATGTGGAAGCATTAGGAAAGGCAAAGTCTATTGATTTTGCTAACAAATTAGGTGTGGGATTAAACAAGTTATTTGAAGCATTAGCGATTCAAAACAAAATTCCAATGAACGTCGGTTCAGCACTTAAACAATATCGATTCAAAGTAGAAGATTCTGAAAAACCAAACGGAGATGTAGCAGAAGGTGACGTAATTCCTTTAACAAAAGTAACTCGTGAACAAGTTGATATCACTGAATTACAGTTTGCTAAATATCGTAAATCAACATCAGCTGAAGCGATTCAAGCGCATGGTTATGATTTAGCTATTAACCAAACTGACAATGAGATGATTAAGTATGTTCAGAAAAAGTTCCGAGCTAAATTCTTTGAGACGCTAAAATCAGCAATTGAAAATGGAAAGCGTACTAACAAAACAAAATTAAGCGCTGAAAACTTACAAGGTGCTTTGTCTAAGGGACGCGCAAACTTATCGGTATTATTAGACGATGAGATCACACCTATCGCATTTGTAAATCCAAACGACACAGCTGAGTATTTAGCGAACGGTTTTATTAACTCAACAGGTGCGCAATTCGGTGTAAACCTCTTAACACCGTATGTAGGAGTTAAAATTGTAGAGTTTGCAGACGTGCCACAAGGTGAAGTTTGGATGACGGTGGCCGAAAATTTAAACGTAGCATATGCGAACCCACGCGGTGAGTTATCACGTGCATTTGCATTTGCGACTGATGCGACTGGTTTTGTTGGTGTCTTACACGATATCCAACCACAACGTTTAACATCAGATACTATTTATGCGTCTGCTATCTCAATGTTCCCAGAGAATATTGACGCGGTTATCAAAGTGACTATCAAAAAAGATGAAGCGGGCGAATTACCCTCGTAAGCCCCAAAAAATTGAAATCACACCGAACGCAAAATCGGTTAACATTTCGGTTGAGTAGGGGATTTCAAAATTAAGTAGGAGGTATTTAAATGAGTAGAAAACTTAAAGTGTATAGAAATGATCAAGTTGTTGCATCTTCAGAAGGAGAAGGGCGTATTAATGTGAGTCTTTCTGGCTTAGAGCCTGCAACAACTTATCCTAAAGGTAAATACAAAGTTGCTTTTGAAGAAAACGGTAAGGAATCAGAAAAAGTTGATGTGCCAGAATTTACTACAAATTCAATTCTAATCACAAGCATTAGCTTTGTGCCTGAAACTAAAACGGTTCAATCAGGTTCGCATGAACAACTAGAACCCAATATCGCACCTTCAACGGCAACTAACAAAGCGTTAAGCTATGTGTCTAATAAGCCTGAAACTGTAAAGGTTGATGAAAATACAGGCATGATTAACGCGTTAGAAACTGGTGAAGCGGTAATTACAGCAACGACAAAAGATGGTAGTAACAAAACTGCACAAATCACTATTACAGTTGAATAGTGGTGAAGTTATGAACTACTTAGATGACGTTAAAAGTCGTATAGGATTAAATGATAACGAACAAGATAAACAACTAAACTCTATCATTAACAATGTTGCTGCTGAATTATTATCGAGATTGCCGGTAGACACAATTAGCATTCCTGACAAATTACAATTCATAGTCGTTGAAGTTTCGACAAAAAGGTACAACCGTATCGGTGCAGAAGGTATGTCTACAGATTCGCAAGACGGACGCAGCAACACGTTTGAACGTAACGACTTTGAAGAGTATCAAAGTATTATAGATGCTTTGTATCCTAAGCTTGATTCAAGTGAGCGGGGGAGCGTGAATTTTTATTGAGGTATTCGGAACGAGTCGACCTTGTTGTTGAAGAGATAAGTAAATATAATCCTTTGACCAAAAAGAAAGAAGTTACGCAAAAAGCTTATTCAAACCTACCGTGCAATGTCAATAGATTATCTAGAGAGCGAACACAACTCGATTTTGGAGAAATGGCTAAAGATGTATCGGTGGTACGATTGCCTAAACAATTAAAATTCGAACCAACGTATGTCTTGTTAAAAGGCAGAAAATACAAAGTCATAGATATTCGTGTGTACGATCATAGCACTTCACTTTTTATAAGCGAGGTGCTTTCCAATGCAATCTAAAGGATTGAAAAAACTTATGAATCATCTTAAAGTTATGCATGATGATATAGAAGATGATGTTGATGATATTCTTAAAAACAATGCTAAAGAGGGTGTTGGTATTGCAGTATCTAATGCTAAAGAAGTCATGAACAAGGGTTATTGGACTGGTAATCTAGCTAGTTTGATAGAAGTTAAAAAGATAGGGGACTTGCATTATCGCGTAATATCAACTGCGCATTATAGCGGGTTCCTCGAATTTGGAACTCGATATATGGAACCGGCACCTTTTATGTTTCCGACGTATCAAACTTTAAAAAAATCAACAATCAATGATTTAAAAAGATTGTTGAGTTGATAGAGGTGTTACATGTTAAAAACTACACCACAACAAGCGTTATTTGATTCGATTTATGCGCAATTATTAGGATATGGAATTGATGTTATCGATTTTAAAGAATTGAACAGTCAATTAACCTATCCTTTTTTTGTGTTGCGAGATGTAGAAGCAAATAAAAGTAAATACACGATGGAAAGTGTGGGCGGTGAATTAACCGTAATAATTGATTTGTGGAACTATGCTGAAGATAGAGGACAACATGACAGCATAGTTGGTGCAACAGAATGGATGTTGACTGGTATCGAGAGCGTAGAAGGTTATCAACTAATGATTGATGACATAAATATTAAGACATTAAATGATGTAGAAAATAGCGATAGACAATTACTACATACAGTGATTATCGCTATCTACAAGTTATTTTAACGAGGAGGTCATAATGTATGGCTAAAAAAGACAGTAAAGACAGATTGTTTTTGTTTAGAATCGCCGGCCAAAAAGTGGACGCTAAAAAGATGATGTTTTTAACTGAGTATAGCGTGTCGCTTGAAGCGGATTCTGAAAATGAAGATACGATGGATGATTCATACTCAACAGGTGGATCACTTGAAAATACAATTTCAGCTACAGCTAAAATGGACTATCGTGACAGTTTTGCTGATGAAGTTGAGGACGCTGTACGCGACGGTATTATTTACGAAGCTTGGGAAATTGAAAGCAAAGTACAAGGCAAAGGCAAAAACGAAGGTAAATTTAAAGCGAAATATTATCAAGGTAAATTCAAGAAGTTTGAGTCTAAAGGCGAAGTCAAAGGCGTGGACGAATACGAAACAGAGTTTAATGTTTTCGGTAAATATCAACGTGGGTTTGCGACAATCCCTGAAACGATTAAAACAAAACTTGAACTTGCGGGATATCGATTCCACAACACAACAAAAGACGACCCAGCAACAGAAGTTACACAAAACATTCCACAACCTACAGTTGATACTGAGGACATGGAAGATTCAAGTGACGGCATGATGTTGGGCGTCGCTAAACCATCGAATGTGCAAGCAGTACCGAACGCAAAATCAGTTAGTATTTCAGCAGAATAACCGACGGGCTTAATTGCCCGTTTTTTATACTTAAATTTAAATTATGGAGGTTTTTTAAATGGTTACAGTAAAAAATGGAAAACACGAATTAGAATTGAAGTTCGGATTAGGTCAATTAACATCCATCGATAAAGCATTAGGATTAAATGTTGAGAAAGTTAATCTAGGTGAGGGATTATCAATGTTAATCCCTAAATTAGAAAGTGGAAACATTATTGGCTTAGCTAAAATCGTTAATGCTGCAACTTTAGGACAAAAAGGGCGCCCGAAAACGGACGAAGAGCTCGAAGAAGTATTAATCAATGCGCGTGATGAATATGGTTCATTCAAGAAGTTTGGTCAAGCTATCATTGATGTTTTGGGGGAGCAATCATTGACCCTCGACCTAGTACAGGATCATCTGAAAGACGACGAAGCGGAGACAGTGACGGAAGAATAATAACATACAGTAGAATTGTAATTGCGTGCATGTCAGATTTGAAAATTACCAGTTTAAAACAAATTAATGAAATGACTTTGACTGAGTTTAACTATCGCATGTATGCATTACGATTTGATGTTTTGAAAGAAGAATATGAACGATACAAGCTAGCATTTGCAATACGTGATGCAGCTGCAACAAAGAATGAAGGTACCGAGAAGGAACCTAAAGAAGTATATAGATTTAAAAGTCCAAACGACATATTGGATTATGAGGTTAATTACAATCGATTGCTTGATGGTAAAGAGATTGTGTTTACTGATGAACTTGAAGAAGTGGAACCTGAAAACAATAATTTCTTCAAAGCGATAGCAGAAATAAACAACAACATTAAATAATAGGAGGTGAGATGATTGTCTAATGAAGATTTTACGGTCTCCGCTGATCTAAAAGCTGATGCTTCCAGATTTAAAAAAGCTATTAATGGTGCTATCAGAACACTTAGAGAATATGAAAAAACAATAGCTAGGATTAAAGATGTTGAATTGAAAGCTGATGACAAGCTAATTAAAGAAAAAGTTAAACAAGCGGAATTAGCTTTGGAAAGAATTGACGGCAAAAAAGCAAATGCCACAATAGACGCAAGTACAAAAATAGCTGAAACTAAACTGAAAAATTATGAAAAAGCCTTACAATTTTTAGATAATAAATCAGTTAAAACAGCTATCGATTTACAAGATAGACTTTTTGTATCTAAATTCAATAAAACAAAAGCTGAAATCAACAAATTAGACGGCAAAACAGTCAATACAGAATTAGAAGTTAAAGACAGTGTTGCTACTAACAAGGTTAGACGATTCAAAGCGTTGCTACGAAGCATACCGAACAAAAGGAAAGTTCGAGTCGATGCTGATGGCAACCGTTTTTTAAGAGGTTTAGATTACCTTAACAAACAAAGCGATGTTTTTGTGGGGCGTATGGATCGAATCGCTAAATCAATCCGTACTTTTGGAACTATCGGCGCTAATATGATTCAAGGCACGTTGTTGTCATCGTTTAGTGCATTGATTCCAATAATTGCAAGCTTAGTACCAGCAATCATGGCAGTAGGTAACGCTCTAGTTGTGGTCGGTGGCGGTGCTATCGGTTTAGCGGGTTCTTTTGCTATTGCAGGGGCTGGCGTAGTTGGATTTGGTGCGATGGCTATATCTGCAATTAAAATGCTTGAAGATGGTACGTTGCAAGCAAGTCAAGCGACAAGTGCGTACAAGAAGAGTTTGGAAGGCGTAACAAGTGAGTGGCAAAACATAATTAGATTGAATGCTGATTCTATTTTTGGTGCGCTATCATCTGCTTTAAACGGTGTTCAAGCCACATTAAAAAATCTTAATCCATTCTTAAAGGGTGTATCCGAAGCGGTTAATTCTAGCGCACAAAGTTTTGAAAAATGGGTAACATCATCTAGCACAGCTAAAAAAGCTTTTGAAACGATGAACACTTCAGGTGTTAAAGTCTTTTCGAGCTTATTAAGTGCAGCAGGTCGATTTGGTGATGGTCTTGTTAACATATTAACTCAATTTGCGCCATTATTTGAGTTTGTGGCAAATGGTTTGAACAATATGGGCGCATCTTTCCAAGAGTGGGCAAATAAAGTTTCGACACAACAAGGCATTCAAAAATTTATTGATTACGTAAAGGTAAATTTACCTATTATCGGTAAAATTTTTGGTGATACATTCTTGGGTGTCTTTAATTTATTTAAAGCTTTCGGTTCAAATTCTCAAACGATTTTCGAATCGTTAGCACAAATGGCTAGTAAGTTTCGTGCTTGGTCTGAGCAAGTCGCTCAGTCAGATGGATTTAAAAAGTTTATCGACTATGTTCAACAAAATGGCCCAACTATTATGAGTTTAATTGGTAATATTATAATGGTATTAGTCAATTTTGGTACAGCAATGGCACCTATTGCGAGCGTTGTACTAAATGTTGTTAATGCGATTGCAGGTTTTGTCGCAAAGCTATTTGAGACTCACCCTATCGTTGCTCAAATCATAGGTTTAGCAATTACTTTTGGTGGCGTCTTAATGACTTGGATTCCTATTATTGTTGGAATTGTTTCGTATTTAGCTCCTTTAATATCAAAACTAGGATTCTTAAGAGGCGTATTACCATTATTAGGTAAAGCGTTTTCTTTATTAAGCGGTCCTATAGGTTTAGTAGCAAGGTTATTACCACTACTTGGTGCTGCAATCGGTTTTTTAACATCGCCAATAGGCTTAGTTATCGGTGCAATTATCGCATTAATTACGATTTTCGTTATTTTGTGGAACAAAAACGAGGCCTTTAGAAATTTCGTTATTAATTTATGGAATTCAATTAAAGATTTCTTTATAAATCTATGGACAACTTTAGCAACAATAGCATCTGTTTTGTGGCAATTATTACTAACAACAATCGTAAATATTGTTATAAGTATACAAACATGGTTAACGACAACATGGCAAAATATACTAACGTTTTTATCAACTTTATGGAATACGTTAATCGTGATTGCAACAACAATTTGGAATTTGCTTGTGACTGTTATTGTAACTGTTATCACTACGATACTAACCGTTCAACAAACGATATGGAATGCGATTTTAAGCTTTTTACAAACGATATGGAACACAGTTATTTCGGTAGCAACAACTGTATGGAATACATTAGTAAGTGTGATTACAACAGTTTTAAATGCTATAAATTCGTTTGTAACTACAATTTGGAATGCTATATACAGCTTCTTCACCTCAATTTTAAGTAGAATCTCATCTACTGTAAGTCAAAAATTTAGTGAAGTTTATAGATGGATTTCATCAAAAATTCAACAAGCGTATAGTATTTTAAGTTCTGTTCTGTCGAATATGTGGTCGGCTGTATCAAGCAAATTCAGTCAAATTGTGTCTACTGTAATTTCAAAAATGGCAGAATTTTATAATGCCATTAAACAAAAAGTACAGGATGCGCTTGATGCAGTAATCAATTTTGGCAGCCAATTTATAGACGCTGGACGCAATTTAATCATGGGATTAGTCAACGGGGTAAAAAATGCAGCAGGTGCCTTGATTGACGCGGTAACTGGTGTAGTAGGTAGTGCAATTAAAAAAGCAAAAGCTTTATTACACATAAAATCACCTTCTCGTGTATTTAAGCAAATAGGTGTGTACACGATGCAAGGTTTAGGCATTGGCGTTGAGCAAGAGGGACAAAATGCGGTTGGTAGCGTTGTCGACGTTGCTCGACAATTAACAAAAGCGTTTAATCCAGTTTTAAGCTTGCCTAGCATATCTGACACTACAAGCGGTTTGAATGGATTATCCGGATTAAGTGCAAACCTCACAACACAAATCCAACACACACATTCGTTTGAAACTAGCCCTAGAATGAAAACGGTAAGAATTGAAATGAGATTAGACAATGATGCGATTTACGGCATTGTTAACGACAAACAAGCAGAAAAATATTCTATCTTTGAAATGTAGGAGGTATCATAAATGGACATTAAAATCACTAAACTAGATGGTACTTCCTACCATTTAGAAGATTACAATATGATAGTTAAAGATGTAATTGTCGAAGGTATAGAAATGAAAGATGACTATCAGGAATACGAGGGAATGCACGGCAGACACCTTGTAAGTAGTTTATATCATTCACGTAAAATACATGTACCTGTATTTTTTGTGGCTGACGACAACCTAGATTACGCGGTACAACGAAATTTGTTATACGAGTTAGTGCAAGATGAAAAACCGTTTTATATCCAAGAGTTGCGTAGACACGACAAAGTAAACTATAAATTTAAAAACACTTTAGCAACTGATTACCAACAAGTAGATGATCATGGTAGACCTATTTTTGATGATGATAATCTGCAAGTGAACGCTAAAAGGTATCTCGTTAAACTGTCTAACGTGTTGTCACCAGAGCAAAAAAACAACATCGGTAATGTATCACTAGAATTTGTTACGACACATTTGCCGTTTGCTGAATCAGTTGAAACAAGTTTAGATTTGCACAAGCAACTAATCAACGGCTTTTGGGCGTCTGATGATGACATCGATTTTGATGATACTGCAAAACAAAAGTATATTTTTGATAACGTAAAAAGCGGTTCAGTTTATTATCACGGTACCGTTCCTAACAAACAATTCAACATGTACAAGAAAATCAGAATCACTATAGGTAAAGCGACAAATGATTTTCAATGGTCTCTTTCAGGAAGTGACTTAATGCGTGTGAATGGTATCGATTTCAAGCCTGGTGATGTTTTAGAATACAATGGTTTGAAGATTGTTAAAAATGGTAGATCTGTTGTGAATGAATCAAATTTATCATTACCTGTATTTTTGCCAGGATTTAATGAGTTTAGATTTAATCAAAATGTAAAAAAAGTAGAATTCGATATGCGGTTTTATAGTAAGTAGGTAGATAAAGAGATGATTAAATTACGTAATATTTTAGGTGAAGCATATTTTTTGCAGGTGCCGACAGAACTTACAGAGCGCCTAAGTGGTGAAAGTCAGTTAACATTTAGCTTTTCAGAAAACGAAAGTAACAGAGAAATTGTAAATACGATTTCTAAAAAATGGCAAGTCACTAATGTTAGTGGTCAAAATGATGACAAAATTTATACAGTTGTTTTAGTTTCTAAAGAATCAAACTCATTAACAACAAGGGTAACTGTACATTGTAAAGAAAAACAAATTGATGATTTAAAAGCAAAACGCATATACGAAAATTTGACTGGTAGTTTTACCGGAGAGCATTTCTTTTCTACTGTTTTTAAAGGAACGGGATACAAGTATAAGTTAGATTCCAAAGTTAATGCGCTTAAATTTGAAAATGCGGGCGATGGTGACACTGTACTTGAGACCTTTCAAAAAGGTCTAGAACGCTATAATCTTGAATTTAAATATGTTCCAAAGACAAAAACATTCATCTTAACTAAAAAGGTTTTTCAAAAAGCAAACTATTTTATCGAAAATGGTACAAATGCTTTGAATTTTAAGTTAGAAGAAGATTCTTCTGAGTTTTATACTTACATTCGTGGTTACGGCAACTTTGATGATAATGAGAAATTTCAAGAAGCATCATTGCAACTTATCTACAAACATCCACTAGCTGATGATATAGGTATTTATGAAGCGCCCGCAATTATTGACGGAAGAATTAAAGATAAAGAGTTTTTACGTAACAAGATGATTAACACCGTTGATAATTCATTAAAAACATCTTTGACATTAGACTTTATCACATTACAAGAAGAGTATGCCGAAGCGGTTCCTATTGTTGGTGACCTCGTACCTGTTAAAGATGATATTATCGATGTTTTTGACTTTGTTAGGATTGTGGAAGTACAAACTAAAAGAGATATTAACAATAAGATATTTGAACAAAATGCAACACTCGGAGATTATAAAAAGCGTGATAGATATAATTCGAAAGTGAGTAATAGTGTTAGCCTTGCAAATAGCATCAGTGGTAGTTCTACAGACATAAGAGAGGCTAAAGATAAAATGAAAGGATTTGTGTCAGCAGCTAACAATGTTTTAGATATGGGGAATGCTTTAAGGGCTGACTCGAAAGGTATAAAGTCGGTAAATAAGTTGCTGAACACTGTTTTTACACCTGACAAAGGCATAGTCATTAGTAATGATGGCGGAAAGACCTTTGTCACTGCACTTGATGGTGACGGCATAAATCCTGATATTGTACCGGTTGCTACGACAACAAAAAACGGTTTAATGTCGAAAGATGACAAAATAAAATTAGATAATTTGAATGGTGTAGGCTCAAGTCGACTTGGGTCTATTTTTTATAAGGAAGTGAAGTAATTAATGGCTGAGATTACTAAGGCTAGAACATTAACTTGTGATGGTGAAGAAGTTTATGCTAGATCGCACATTGATGTTGTTGACGGTTTAGATAAATCAAAGTTATTAACTGACGAGCAAAAACAAAAACTAGAAAGCTTTAATGCGGATGCAATTGATGTTGCAACGTCATCGAAGAATGGTTTGATGTCCGCACAAGACAAAACAAAATTAGATGCTTTGAAACAATTTGACCCTTCAACGTTGACGAATGCGACAACCCAAAAGGCAGGTTTAATGTCTGCAGAAGATAAGCAACGCTTAGATGAATTGAAAACAAATTCAAACGCATATAATAAAGAAATGACAGAAAGCGTTGCTTCAAATGTACTAATTCAAGGAAATATTAATAAATGGCCAAATAACACTCAAACGGTAGATTTGAGTAAGAAAGTTAGCGAGTGTAGAAACGGAATCATTTTAGTTTGGCGTTCTGATACGGAGGATGATAATTATCATTACCAATATGTTCCTAAGTATCATGCGTTAACACACAGCGCAGCAAAAATTGTACATCTAATCCCTATAAACTCAAAGAATGGATTTTGTATAAAAACAATTTTTGTAAAAGATAATTTGATTACCGGTACAGCTGATAATCACAACGGAGCAATGAATGCTAATAAAGTTAGATTGCATGAAATTTTAGAATATTAGGAGGTTTGAAAATGAAATTAAAGTTATCTAATGTATTTCGTGATTTTAAAAAAGATGTCGAAAGCAACTTTAAAGAGATTGATAAAATATTAACTGATTTACTCGACATCAAAAACAAAACAAGTAATAAGTATTTAGATAGTTTGATTAATACGCTTTTTGCCAAACGTTATGATCAATTACAAAAAGAAATCAGAGCAATTGTGTTACCTGAAATGTCCCCTCTCGCAATTACAGAGGACTATGAAAAGAGTCTAAGTGATTTAAAAGGCGAACGCCACACATCACTTAAGTCACGACTAGATGCTGATTTAAAGCAAATTAAAAGTGAATCTCTAAAAACATCTAATGATGATAGGTTTGTTGTGACTGAAAACGGCACAATTTTTGCTGATTTTGTTAAAAAGTCAAAGACAATCAAAAGTATTAAAAAAATAGGTATTATCGGTGATTCTGTAGCAAAAGGTAGTAGAGATAGTAAAAATTTCGGTAAATATCTGTCTGAAAAGTTAGGTGCTACTGTACAGAATGAAGCGGTGAGTGGCGCGACAATGTCTACTGTAAAAACAAATTCTATTTATGAGCAAGCCTCAAAAATCAGAAATATGGATTTAGTTATTATTCAAGGTACTGATGACGACTGGTTATACAATGGTTCGTCTGGAGTTACTATTGGAACTAATAAAACGAACGAAAAGACATTTTATGGTGCGTTTTACAAAACAGTGGAATTGATTAAATCTAACAATCCTAAAGCTAAAATTCTTGTAATGACTGCAACACGTCAATTACCTGTTAACGGTACAACAATTAGACGAAAAGATACAGATAAGAATGGCTTAGGACTTGACTTAGAGGCATATGTAAAAGCGCAAGTACTTGCGTGCTCAGAACTAAATGTACCTGTTTTTGATGCGTATCACACAGACTTGTTAGATCCTTACAATCCGGCATTTCGTGTTAAAAACATGGTCGATGGATTGCACCCGAACGAATTAGGTCATGAGGTTATTATGCATGAATTATTAAAAAATTATTATTACTTTTACGGATAAGAAAGAAGGTTAGATTATGGCAAATCAAGATTTATTTTATGACATTACTAAACAAGGTACATCACAAGAAAAGCAACAATATTTAGTCACTCGCGTTGGTGATGGTGGGCTTAAAACAGTAACGGTGACAGTGTGGTCAAATGGCACACCTTATAATCTACATGGACTTACACCTGTATTTGAGGGCATTAAGCCAGATGGTGAAAAAATCATCGACACGCGCGGTGCTATAGTATTAGATCCTGTGAATGGTGTATTTAGATACACATTCCCGCATCAAGCTAGTACGGCAGAAGGGGAATATAGACAAGCTTTTTTCAAACTAAAACGAGGTGAGCAAACAGATTCAACGCTAGAAGTTAAAATTACAGTATTAAAAAATATGGTTGAATTTGGTATTAACTCAGAATCTTACTATACTGAATATCAACAAAAAATTGCGGAGTTAGAAATTAAAATCAATAACTATTTAGAAGAATTAAAAACTAAAGCGGCTGGAACAGAAGCGCAAGTAGAGGCTAATGCCACTTTAGCAAAAGCACTAAAACAACAACTGGATCTTATTCAATCTATTGCAAATGAGCGAGAATTGTTGACCAAAGGTGAATTCAATGCTGCTTTAAGTACAATTAATAATAATATTGACTCAATCAGTAAGGAAATAGAAGATTATAAACGTGATGTAACTCAAGAGTTGGAAAAAATAAAAGATGAGATGACAGGGGTAAAACCAGGTGTTCTTGATGATGTAGCAAATATTACAAAATCAGGTATCTATTACTTTGACAGCACGACTAAAAACTTACCTACACGTAATTCTAATAATGAAAATGGTTATATTGAAGCAGTTATGAAAGATGTGAACAATGGTATGTTAAGCATGCTTGGTACAGGTTATGCTATAGAAAAATATAATGGAAAACTACATGGTAGATGGGTCACTTCTGTTCCTGTAAAGTTATGGTCAGGTAAGATTGTTAAAGGTCAAACAGCAACGCTAAGTGGTAACTGTCATAACTTTAGCAAATTATTAATCGAAGTAGGATATACTACTAACAGAAACGCGGTTGAGTGGGTCAATATTCCAAATAACGGAAGTACTATTTATATGAATAATATAGGTATGCAAACTTCGGGTGGCGCCTTAAAGAACGGACATTTAGATGAAGTGGTGATTTTAATAAAAGACGATACGCATATTACTTTAGAGAAAACGCTAACAGCAACAGGAACAGAAAACGCGAAAGATTCAGACTCTTATATCACTGCTATTTATGGCGTTTACTAATTTTGAACAGGCGGTGTTTGTTTGGATGAGATAAAGAAAATTAAACAAGAAATTGCTGATTTAACTGAACGTGTTGATAGTATAGAGCAGACAGCAAACGAAGCGGCCTCACATGTTGTTAGTCTGCGAAATGAATACAGGAATGGTCATCAAGAATTACAAGAATCACACAAGGAACTCAAAGACAAACAAGAAAAAGTTGTTAATGAAAACTTTGAACAAACTAAAATTTTGAATCGTATTGAAGAGCGCTATCAAACGCAAGTCGAAGTTGCTCAAAACAACGAGGGTAAGACGCTAGCTTTGAATAAGTGGCTCGTTGGTGCTATTTGGGCGTTGGTAACAATCGTTATTATTGTTGTTATTACAGCGTCTATCAATGCGTTAATTCCTTAAGGAGGTGTTTATATGAGTTGGGCTAATTGGTTAGCATGTTACTTATATGGACGCAAATGTAAATAATTTTTGTGAGTCGGCACTTTACGTGTCGACTTATTTTTTTCGAAAGTGAAGTGATGTCATGGCACTGCCTAAAACGGGTAAACCAACGGCAAAACAGGTGGTTGACTGGGCAATCAATTTAATCGGCAGTGGTGTCGATGTTGATGGTTATTATGGTCGGCAATGTTGGGATTTACCTAACTATATTTTTAATAGATACTGGAACTTTAAGACACCAGGCAACGCAAGAGATATGGCATGGTATAGATATCCTGAAGGGTTTAAAGTGTTTAGAAACACTTCTGATTTTGTCCCTAAACCAGGTGATATAGCAGTGTGGACAGGTGGTAATTACAATTGGAACACTTGGGGACACACTGGTATTGTTGTAGGTCCATCAACTAAAAGTTACTTTTATAGTGTAGATCAGAATTGGAATAACTCTAACTCTTACGTTGGTAGTCCTGCAGCAAAGATAAAACATAGTTATTTTGGTGTAACTCATTTTGTTAGACCCGCATACAAAGCAGAACCGAAACCTACACCACCAGCACAAAACAATCCTGCACCTAAAGACCCTGAACCATCAAAAAAACCGGAATCAAACAAACCTATTTATAAAGTAGTAACAAAAATTTTGTTTACTACTGCACATATAGAGCACGTAAAAGCAAATCGCTTTGTACACTACATCACCAAATCAGATAACCACAATAATAAACCTAATAAAATTGTTATCAAAAACACAAATACAGCATTATCTACAATAGATGTTTATAGGTATAGAGATGAATTAGATAAAGATGAAATCCCTCACTTTTTCGTCGATAGATTAAATGTATGGGCGTGCAGACCTATAGAAGATTCTATTAACGGTTATCACGATTCTGTAGTGTTATCTATCACAGAAACAAGAACGGCATTAAGTGATAATTTTAAAATGAATGAAATCGAATGTTTGTCATTAGCTGAATCAATATTAAAAGCTAATAATAAGAAGATGAGTGCCAGCAATATTATCGTTGACAATAAGGCTTGGAGAACGTTCAAATTGCACACTGGTAAAGATTCTTTGAAATCCAGTAGTTTTACCTCAAAAGACTATCAAAAGGCCGTTAACGAGCTAATTAAGCTATTTAACGACAAAGATAAATTGTTGAACAATAAACCAAAAGACGTCGTTGAAAGAATAAGGATTAGAACAATAGTTAAAGAAAATACAAAATTTGTGCCTAGCGAGTTAAAACCTAGAAACAATATTAGGGATAAGCAAGACAGTAAAATCGATAGGGTTATTAATAATTACACTTTAAAACAAGCTTTGAATATTCAATACAAGCTTAATCCGAAGCCCCAAACATCTAATGGTGTAAGTTGGTATAATGCTAGTGTGAATCAAATTAAATCTGCTATGGACACTACTAAAATATTTAATAATAACGTACAGGTTTATCAATTCTTGAAACTGAATCAATACCAAGGAATTCCAGTTGATAAATTAAATAAGTTGCTTGTAGGCAAAGGGACATTGGCTAATCAAGGACATGCATTTGCAGATGGATGTAAAAAGTATAATATCAACGAAATCTATCTGATTGCACATGCATTTTTAGAAAGTGCTAATGGTACATCATTCTTTGCGAGTGGCAAAACAGGAGTATATAACTACTTTGGAATAGGTGCTTTCGATAATAATCCGAACAATGCAATGGCGTTTGCGCGGAGTCACGGATGGACATCACCAACCAAAGCAATTATTGGTGGCGCTGAATTTGTTGGAAAAGGGTATTTCAATGTAGGTCAAAACACTTTGTATCGTATGAGGTGGAACCCGCAAAAACCAGGCACACATCAATATGCTACTGATATTAGTTGGGCTAAAGTACAAGCGCAGATGATAAGTGCGATGTATAAAGAAATCGGATTAACAGGTGATTATTTTATATACGATCAATATAAAAAATAATAGAACAAAGTATTTTAATGAGGTTATTACTACTCTTGAAAGAATTTTAGTTTATATTTTTTGGATTTTTTGTTTAGAACATATAAATAACGACTATAGGTCAGTGCTTCGGCACTGGCTTTTTATTTTGGGTAAAAGGAGATAAGAATATGATTAATTGGAAAATTAGAATGAAACAAAAATCATTTTGGGTAGCGATATTGTCAGCTATCTTTTTATTTGCTCAAAACATCGCCAAAGCTATTGGGTATGATATTCAAGTTTATACAGAGCAATTAACAGACGGTTTAAACGCTATATTAGGATTTTTAGTATTAACTGGTGTGATTCAAGACCCGACTACTAAAGGTATAGGTGATAGCCACCAAGCTTTAGAATATGAAGAACCAAGAAGAAAATACTAGGAGGTAAAATAATGAAAACATACAGTGAAGCAAGAGCAAGGTTACGTTGGTATCAAGGTAGATATATTGATTTTGACGGTTGGTATGGTTACCAATGTGCAGATTTAGCAGTTGATTACATTTATTGGTTGTTAGAAATTAGAATGTGGGGAAATGCAAAAGATGCAATCAATAACGATTTTAAAAACATGGCAACAGTATATGAAAACACACCATCGTTTGTTCCACAAATAGGTGATGTGGCTGTATTTACCAAAGGAATATATAAACAATACGGTCATATTGGTTTAGTGTTTAATGGTGGTAATACAAATCAATTTTTAATTTTGGAACAAAACTATGACGGTAACGCAAATACGCCTGCAAAGTTACGTTGGGATAATTATTACGGCTGTACTCACTTTATTAGACCTAAGTATAAAAGTGAGGGCTTAATGAATAAGATCACAAATAAAGTTAAACCACCTGCTCAAAAAGCAGTCGGTAAATCTGCAAGTAAAATAACAGTTGGAAGTAAAGCACCTTATAACCTTAAATGGTCAAAAGGTGCTTATTTTAATGCGAAAATCGACGGCTTAGGTGCTACTTCAGCCACTAGATACGGTGATAATCGTACTAACTATAGATTCGATGTTGGACAGGCTGTATACGCGCCTGGAACATTAATATATGTGTTTGAAATTATAGATGGTTGGTGTCGCATTTATTGGAACAATCATAATGAGTGGATATGGCATGAGAGATTGATTGTGAAAGAAGTGTTTTAATATAATGTTTGCTTAAATGTTGTATTGTGATATAATAACATTATTCTTTAGATAACATTTCTCTCAAGATTTAAATGTGGATAACAGGCAGGTACTTCGGTACTTGCCTAATTTTTTATGTTATAATATATTCCATTGAGTATTATAGGCACACCTTAACCATCCATACTAGTTACTGGGTGGTTGTTTTTTATGTTATATTATAAATGATCAAACCACACCACCTATTAATTTAGGAGTGTGGTTGTTTTAATATGTGAAGCTAAAATAACTACAAATGATACCATTTTTGATACCATTTTGTTGTAAAACAGAAAAAATAAGGAAAATAAAAAAGGCAAAAAACGCATTAAATCAACGTTTATTGTCTTATGAAATTTAAATGTATATAAATTTCACTTCCCATGGGTCATTATGAATTCTTATTTTAGGCTTGTTATTACGCATTTTATAAACTCCTTAATCGTTATTTGATACCGATATGATACCATTTAATCAAATATGTTCATAGCTTGATGTTTTTTATCAGTATATAAATGAGAGTACGTTTGAATTGTTTCTGTAATGTTAGAGTGCCTCATTAATTCCATTAATAAATACATATCTACACCATTATTAATTAAATAGCTTGCGTACGAGTGTCTTAAATGGTGTATTTTTAGATTCGGGAATACAGATTTAAAATGATACGAATAGGTAACGTATCTAATAGGTTCTAACCCCCCGAATATAAAATAGTTTTCGTCAAAATATTTATATCTTTTAGAAGATTCATTATACATGTTTTTAAGCATCTCTCTAATTAATTTTGGTACAGGTATTATCCCTTTAGAATTTTCTTTTTTTAGATTATATTCAATTTCTCTATTACTTAAATTGATTTTCTTATTTACGTCAATTTCGCCTTTTATTTTATCGTAATCTTTCCACTGCAAAGCTAAAGCTTCGCCTATTCTAAGACCAGAATAAAATAACAGTTTAGTTAGCTGACGAGAAGTATCGTTTGTGATTTGTTCTACTTTTTCATCAAATTCTTCACGAGTGATAAATTTAGCTTGTGGTTTTGTTCTGGGAATAGGAGTTACCGATAATGTGGGGTCGTATAAGAGCTTGTAATGCTTTTTGGCGTAATTGATAACTGCTTTAAAACCTGCCCACACAGATCGTGCATAGCCAACAGAAAGACCTGCATCGTTTAACAAATAATTCCTGAAAGCAGTACATTGCGTAGTAGTGATTTTGCCAATAGGGATATTTCCGAACCTTTCTTTTATGTGAGTATTATATTCTGTAGTTCGCTTTTCTATTGAGCGTGCAGAAAGATTTTCATTTTTTAAACGATTAAAAAATATATATTCAAAGGGTTGATTGTCCGAGTATCCATATTTAACATTTTGTATAAATTCGCTTTCGGCTAGTTTGGCATCTTTCTTACGTTCAAACCCACGCTTCATTTTTCGTTTGTTATTACCGTATACATCTTTATATCTAATGGAAAAATACCATTTACCTGTATTATCATCCTTATATACTGGCATTTTGCTTCTCCCTCCTCAAAATTGGCAAAAAATAATAAGGGTAGGCGTGCTACCCGTGATTTAGTCCTTAGTATTAAATGTGATATAATAAAATAAAAAAGTAGGTGATAATATGTCTCCTAAAGTAAAGGTTAGAAAAAAACCAGTTATAGTTAATGCAGAAAAAGCAGATAGAACTACCTATATTGAAACTTTAGAAGGTAGAATGAAAGCTGAAAAAGGCGATTGGATTATAACAGGAGTTAATGGTGAAAAATATCCTGTAAAACCCGATATTTTTGAAAAAACGTATGAAGTACTTCCCGATTAAACTTCGAGAAGTGCTTTTTTGATAGCTTCGTAACTAAAAGAATATGCCCAATGTACATTCTTTCCATAAACTTGTATAGGCGATTTGTAACTTTTATCAATCTTTATTGCGACAATAGGTTTGTTTAAGTTGTGAGCAGTTACTAATTCCCAATTCACCCATTCGGAGCTATGAGTGTTTTCTCCAATAATGCATATAACCTTATTAGAACTTTCGATTTTCTCTTTGATTTTCCTTTTTATATAGTAAGCATTTGTAGAATTGATACTTATACCAATACTGGTATCTTCAAATTTTACATCAAAAAAATTTTTATTTGGATTTTCAGACCAGCCCACTAATAAATTTTTATAACGTGAACCTTCGTCATCTGCTCTGTAGCTTACAAATAATTTCCCTAACATTTTTCTTCCTCCTTGATATCTTGTCTCATTGTTTGCCAATTAATATTCTCGTTAGAAATAATTGATTCAACGCGTAAAACTAAAAGTTTTAACGGTTCTTTCTCATTGTCATAAGGTTCAACATTATTTAAATATAAGTATTTTTCATGTTTTAACACTTCGCATGTAGTTCTATATTGAATATAGTTTTCGTGAAATTTCTTTATACTACTAATAGACTGAGATATTACAATCAGTATTCCTAGTATTGATATAACAATAGTAAAACTCATAGAATTAAACACTAACGAAAAAGGTGTTATTGCTGGGATTAATGCACCGGCAATAATTTGTATATGTTTATTAAAATTGTATTGCTTTTGGCAAGATATACTTTTAGTATCATACCAATTTATTTGATCTTCTAGCCTATAACGAACATAATCTTCCATTCCTCATCCTCCTCACGCCATATAGGGGCTATTAATCAATATCCAATAATTGTTGTTTTTTCTTATCGAACTCTTCCTGAGAAATTACTCCGACATCTAATAATTCTTTATATTTTATTAATTCATCAGCAACAGAAAAACTCATTTTTTCAGAATTGGATGGTTTCATAGAACTTTCTCGAATAGAGATTTGTTCTTGTATTGTTTCCGCCATTCTAGATACAGTGTTTTTTGATATGCTTCCTATAGCGATACTTGATGAACCGTGATGTATAATTATTTCGCCAAAAAGAAGTCCTTTTTTATACGAAACAGAATTGATTTTCTCGAATGGAAATTCATGAAATTTCAAACCATATATCATACCTTTATCTAAGAATAACAATCTTAGATCAGTACATACTATTAAGTAGGTATTATTATTGTACAATCCCGAAGTTACATACATTATGTTTTCATTATCTTTTAAAATCATAGGTAGTTCTTTCACTTCTTTTTTTGTACCAAACAAATCCTCTACACCTATTTCGCTAAATCTTTGGTAGATTTTAGATAAGTTTTCGTCAGATTTATTGATTTCACTTTCAAATTTCACTTCTTTTCTAGGTTTACTTTGGTATTCTTTTAAAATTTCTCTTTTGTCTTCAACAGATAGTTGCTTGTATTGTTTCTTTTCTTCTTTTGTTTTAGTTGCTAAATATTGACTCTCAATCATACTTTCTTTGAACGTTAATCTGCTCTTAGGTAATTCTTTCATGTTCATTTCTCCTTTATTTTTTGATTGTTAAATCGTTAGATCATAAGCATATTTAAATTCATTTATAAAATCAGATTTGCTTTCCATTTTCTCTTCTAAAAAACTTAAGTAGTTTTCTGCGTGGTAATTTTCGTTATTTGACATATAGTCGTTTAACCCATTGTGTATATGTCTTCTGATTACTTTTACCGCTATATGGATCGCTTGAAAACTCATTTGATACTTGTACGAAATTTGCTCAATATTAAAGTTGTTTATATATTTGTATCTTATATGTAAAGGAAACAATAAACATGAAGCAAATGAGTTTGCTTCATATTCTTCAGCAATCCTTCTATAATAATCTTTATATGTGAATGTTTTATTTAAATTAACTCCAGTATGTCCCATTATAAAATGACCATATTCATGAGCTAAAGTAAATCTTAGACGATTCATAGGCAGTAAATCGTTATAAACTATAATCGCTTTGTCTCCTTTTCTAATATGAAACGCTTCTTCTGAACCGAAAATAGAAGGTATTTTAAAATATAAAGTGCCAGTATTCTGAGAAAATTCAGAGAAAGTCACTAATTTAATACGTTTATCTTTTGAGATAATTTCAAATATATCTAAAGGAAAAGATAAGTTATATAGACCATTTGTGATCTCGTAAACTGCTTTCGCAGATTTAAAAAAAGATTTTTCATAATTTAATTTCAATTAAAAAGCCCCTTTGTTACTTAGTTAAATCATCCCAATCATCAAACATTGCTTCTAATATAGTCAAAGCTTTTTGCCTTTGTGCCTCCGTCATATTTTCTGTAGCTCGATGCATAATAAGAATATCTTCACTTTTATCTTCTCCGGAGTACTCATCTTTTTCTCTACCTAATAAGTAATCAACTGATACATCGAAGTGATCGGCAATTTTTTGCACCTTATCAATGCCTGGTTTGGTTTTCTCCCATCTTCTGATTTGTCCGTTTGAAAACCCTAAAGTTCTCTCTAATTCAGCAAAAGTCATACCTTTTGAATTGCACAAATTACGGATTCTTTGTACTAGATTCATAAATTTCTCCTATCACAGATTAACTTTTTCGCTATTTTTGTTGACAATTAGCATAAAAGTTAATATACTGTATTTAAGCTTTAAATTTAGCTTACTAAACACATAACAATTATTCGTTGGGGAACGAGTATTCAATACCTTTATGACAGGCATTACGAATTGTTATAGGTTTATTAAACTATGCTTAAATATTAGCGTAAAAGTTATTGGTGTTCAACAGATAATTTATTTGCTTAGAAAAAATGTTATAGGAGGTGCTAATATGTCGACAACAGATTTCGGCTTGAAAGTGAGAACGGAATTATTAAAACGCAACATGACAAACAAGCAACTTGCGGAAATGCTAGAAATTTCAAGTGCTTACTTATCGGATATTTTACGTGGGCGTAGAGATGCTTTTGAACAAAAGAAACGTATTGCGAAAATTTTAGAAATTAAAGAAGAGGTGAAGGGTTAATGAATGAAATTAAAACTTTCAGTAACGACATGTTTTCAATCTTAATCAAACAAGATAATGAAAATAATTTATTCGATTTAGAAACTGTCGCAAAAAGTTTGGGGTTCACTCAGTTTAAAAACGGCAAACAATATATTCGTTGGGAAACTATCAATAAATATTTAGGTAAATATCTTTCCCAAGAAGTTGGGAAAGGCGATTTCATACCAGAACCAATGGTATATAAGTTGGCTTTCAAAGCAGGTAATGCTGTAGCAGAAAAATTTCAAGATTGGTTGGCGATGGAAGTCCTACCAGCTATTCGCAAACACGGTATCTACGCAACAGACAATGTAATTGAACAAACATTAAAAGATCCAGACTACATCATTACAGTGTTGACTGAGTATAAGAAAGAAAAAGAGCAAAACTTACTTTTACAACAAGAAATCGGAGAACTAAAACCCAAAGCAGACTATGTAGATGAAATCTTAAAGTCAACTGGCACATTAGCCACAACTCAAATCGCGGCAGACTACGGTATATCAGCACAAAAGTTAAACAAACTACTACACGAAGCTAGACTACAACGAAAAGTAAATAAACAGTGGGTGCTTTACTCAGAACACATGGGCAAGAGTTACACAGATTCAGACACTATAACAATTGTGCGTTCTGATGGCAGAGAAGACACAGTTTTACAAACTAGATGGACACAAAAAGGCAGATTGAAAATACATGAAATCATGACTGAATTCGGTTATGAAGCTAATTTAGGGGGAGCGTAAATGACACCAGAACAAAAAGAAAAGCTAAACAATATAGTATTAACACTTTATGCAGTTAAAGAAAACAAAAGTCAAACATACACACACAAAGATACTCTTACTGTGACATATGCAGGCGAGATTGAGCACACTTACGAAGTCGACAGAGAGAAACACCTTGAATCAATGATTGAGTGGGCAATTGACCAAATCGAACAGCACTTTGATTTAGACGAAGAAGAATAACACACAATTGAACAAACATCTTAAAAGGAGGAACTACAAATGGAAGAATCACAAAATCGTTTAAACAAAATTTTAGAAGCTATTAATGGCATGCCCAAATATGAATGGGACAGAATTGTGCAAGAAGTTGAAAAAGTTTACAGCCATAAGACCGTCAAGGTGGAGCTTGACAGTCATAGCTGTGAAGTAATTAAGAAATTACTTAGTTAGAACTTGGATGAAACTAGGGTGAATAAAATAGTCAATACCGTTATATCCAATGTGCATTTGATTGTAATCGAACATTTTATGACCTACTTCTTTGTACCACAAATTAGCGTCAGTATAGCTATTATCGATTACTACATTCTCAGACTCTGATAGATTTACCCATTCACCAAGTAAACAAGCGTAAATATGTTTAGGCATAAATATCACCTCCTTAGGTTGATAACAACATTATACACGAAAGGAGCATAAACAATATGCAAGCATTACAAACAAAATCGAACATCGGCGAAATGTTCAATATTCAAGAAAAAGAAAATGGAGAAATCGCAATCAGCGGTCGAGAACTTCATCAAGCATTAGAGGTTAAGACAGCATATAAAGATTGGTTTCCAAGAATGCTTAAATACGGATTTGAAGAAAATACAGATTACACAGCTATCGCTCAAAAAAGAGCAACAGCTCAAGGCAACATGACTCACTATATTGACCACGCACTAACACTCGACACTGCAAAAGAGATTGCAATGATTCAACGTAGTGAACCTGGCAAACGTGCAAGACAATATTTCATCCAAGTGGAAAAAGCATGGAACAGCCCAGAAATGATTATGCAACGTGCTTTAAAAATTGCTAACAACACAATCAATCAATTAGAAACAAAGATTGAACGTGACAAACCAAAGATTGTATTTGCAGATGCAGTAGCTACTACTAAGACATCAATTTTAGTTGGAGAGTTAGCAAAGATCATTAAACAAAACGGTATAAACATCGGGCAACGCAGATTGTTTGAGTGGTTACGTCAAAACGGATTCCTTATTAAACGCAAGGGTGTGGATTACAACATGCCTACACAGTATTCAATGGAACGTGAGTTATTCGAAATTAAAGAAACATCAATCACACATTCGGACGGTCACACATCAATTAGTAAGACACCAAAAGTAACAGGCAAAGGACAACAATACTTTGTTAACAAGTTTTTAGGAGAAAAACAAACATCTTAAAAGGAGGAACTACAAATGGAACTACTCAAATACGCAAAAATAACACTCCTAATCGTCATCTTGGCGGAAGAGATTAAGAGTGTTGCTGAAAAGCGAGTCACTATCTCTCAAATTCATTTTAGAGAATTAAATGAATTCAAGAAAGAGTATCGAAAGCTAATAAATTCAATTCATTTTAAAACTGATGACAGTCTCTAGAACAAAAGAAGCAACCGTCAATTTTAAAACTAGGGTGAAGATTTTTAGCTTTTTGAACTGCTTCTTGACAGTCATAAAAAGCACCTAAAAACTCCCTGTGTGAGCTAGAAGGTAGGTATTCACACTCTTCAGAATGCACTTCATAGTTATTACCCCTAGGCTCACTATTAAGATAATAAAGCATTATCGGCATATATTACACCCCCGATCTAACGCAGTAGCGATAACAACATTATACACGAAAGGAATGATAGAAATGCCAAAAATCATAGTACCGCCAACACCAGAAAACACATATAGAGGCGAAGAAAAATTCGTTAAAAAATTATATGCAAAACCAACAGAGGTCCATCAACTATTCGGAGTAAGTAGAAGTACAGTATACAACTGGTTGAAATATTATCGCGAAGATAATTTAGGTGTCGAAAATTTATACATTATCTATTCACATACTGGACAGTTGATTAACATTTCTAAGTTAGAAGCGTATCTGATTAAAAGGCAAGAAAAAATACTTTAAGGAGAAGATAAAATGAGCGACACATATAAAAGCTACCTAGTAGCAGTACTATGTTTCACAGTCTTAGCGATTGTACTCATGCCGTTTCTATACTTCACTACAGCGTGGTCAATTGCGGGATTCGCAAGTATTGCAACATTCATATTCTATAAAGAATACTTTTATGAAGAATAAAAAAACTGTTACATGCGCCAACAGGTAACAGAAAAGTAATTAGAAATATAAACTTACGTTCAATATAAAACGAAACAAGGAGGAAGTCAAGATGTATTACGAAATTGGCGATGTATGTCAAAAAGTAATTAATGTAGACGGATTCGATTTTAAATTAGCAGTTAAGAAACAAGATTACAGCATTCTAGTGAATGTCTTAGATTTAGAAGATAGATTTATCGACGGTATAAATATAACAGATGAGAATGATCTATACACAGCATTAGACATATTAAATCAATCTATTTATGAATGGATTGAAGAGAACACAGACGAACAGGACAGACTAATTAACTTAGTCATGAAATGGTAGAGGGGGATTAACTAATGGCTAATCTATATGAGCTATCAGAAGCATTTAAAGAGATGTCTAATCAAGGTGAATTAGATCCAACATTACTAAAAGACACATTAGATTCTATCAAAGCAGAAATGAATGTCAAAGTAGATAACATCGTCAATTGGAGACGTGAAACATTAGGTGACATAGATGTCATAGATAAAGAGATTAAGCGACTTCAAAATTTAAAAAAACAAAAACAAAATTTAACTGATCGATTAAGAGATTACTTAAAAGAGATGTTAGAAACACAGGAAGTAGATAGTTACCGCACAGCTACTAATCATATTTACAAGCGCAAAAACGGGGCTAGTAAAAATATTATCGATGAAAAACTTATTCCAAAGGATTATTGGCTATCACAAGCCCCGAAACTTAATTCTAAGCAACTAATCGATGATTTGAAAGCTGGGAAAGATATTCCTGGCGTTGAATTAAAGGTAACAGAAAGCCTGGTGATTAAGTGATGAGTGAGGAACAAGACATTTTACAAGAACTAGGTATTGAAGAAATTAACGAAGATACTCAGAACTATTATTCAATTATGGTATATGGCAAATCAGGAACCGGAAAGACGACTTTAGCCACTAGAGAAAACAACGCTTTTATTATTGATATTCACGAAGATGGCACTCAAGTAACGCGGCAAGGTTTTGTGAAGAGGGTCGACAATTACATTGCTTTTAGAAACACAATTGCGAGTATTGAATCGATTGTAAATACAGCTAGACAAAAAGGAAAGTTACTTGATGTGGTTGTAATTGAAACAGCTCAAAAATTAAGAGATATAACGCTAACTCATGTAATGAATACGCATAAAGTCAAAAAAGCGAGAATACAAGATTATGGGGAAACATCTAAATTGATCGTTAACTCGATTAGGCACCTATTAAAGGTTAAAGATAAGCTCGGATTTCACGTTGTGCTTACAGGACATGAAGGGCTTAACTCAGAAGATAAAGATGAGAACGGAAAAATTATTAACCCTAGAATATCAATTGAAGTACAACCGGCAATACACAATAACTTAGTAACTCAGTTCGACATTATAGGACACACATTTATAGAAGATCATACAGATGAGAACGGAAATGCGACACACGATTATGTGTTTTCTGTAGAACCTTCTAATTTATATACAACTAAAGTTAGGCATAATCCGCAAATAACAATCAATATTCCAGGTATTAAAAATGCTTCAATTTCAAAAATTATAGATATGGCACAAAACGGAAACTAATAAAAAAACTAAAAAGGACGGTATTTAATTATGAAAATCACAGGACAAGCGCAATTTACTAAAGAAACAAATCAAGAAAAGTTTTATAACGGCTCAGCAGGGTTTCAAGCTGGAGAATTCACAGTGAAAGTTAAAAATATTGAATTCAATGATAGAGAAAATAGATATTTCACAATCGTATTTGAAAATGATGAAGGCAAACAATATAAACATAATCAATTTGTACCGCCGTATAAATATGATTTCCAAGAAAAACAATTGATTGAATTAGTTACTCGATTAGGTATTAAGTTAAATCTTCCTAGCTTAGATTTTGATACCAATGATCTTATTGGTAAGTTTTGTCACTTGGTATTGAAATGGAAATTCAATGAAGATGAAGGTAAGTATTTTACGGATTTTTCATTTATTAAACCTTACAAAAAGGGCGATGATGTTGTTAACAAACCTATTCCGAAGACAGATAAGCAAAAAGCTGAAGAAAATAACGGGGCACAACAACAAACATCAATGTCTCAACAAAGCAATCCATTTGAAAGCAGTGGCCAATTTGGATATGACGACCAAGATTTAGCGTTTTAAGGTGTGGTTTAAATGCAATACATTACAAGATACCAGAAAGATAATGACGGCACTTATTCCGTCGTTGCTACTGGTGTTGAACTTGAACAAAGTCACATTGACTTGCTAGAAAACGGATATCCACTAAAAGCAGAAGTAGAGGTTCCGGACAATAAAAAGTTATCTATAGAACAACGTAAAAAAATATTCGCAATGTGTAGAGATATAGAACTTCACTGGGGCGAACCAGTGGAATCAACTAGAAAATTATTACAAACAGAATTGGAAATTGAAAAAGGTTATGAGGAAATCAGTCTGCGTGACTGTTCAATGAAAGTCGCAAGGGAGTTAATAGAACTGATTATAGCGTTTATGTTTCATCATCAAATACCTATGAGTGTAGAAACGAGTAAGTTGTTAAGTGAAGATAAAGCGTTATTATATTGGGCTACAATCAACCGCAACTGTGTAATATGCGGAAAGCCTCACGCAGACCTGGCACATTATGAAGCAGTCGGCAGAGGCATGAACAGAAACAAGATGAACCACTATGACAAACATGTATTAGCGCTATGTCGCGAACATCATAACGAGCAACATGCGATTGGCGTTAAGTCGTTTGATGATAAATACCACTTGCATGACTCGTGGATAAAAGTTGATGAGAGGCTCAATAAAATGCTGAAAGGAGAAAACAATGGGAGAAGTATCATGGATAAAACTTAAAGTTGGCATGTTTGATGACAGCAAAATCAAATATATCGAAGCTTTACCCGAAAGAGATACGATCATAACCATTTGGGTTAAGCTGCTAACTTTATCAGGAAAGTACAACGAACAAGGTTACATTATGTTATCTGAAAACTTGCCGTATAACGAAGAAATGTTAGCAAATGAGTTTAGCCGACCTATTAACTCAATAAGGTTAGCAATTCAAACTTTTGAGACATTGGGCATGATTGAAAAAGTTAATGGTGTCATAAAAGTGACAAACTGGGAAAAGCACCAAAACATCGAAGGACTCGAGAAAATCAGGGCGCAGAACAGGTTGAGGAAACAAAAGCAACGAGAAAACAACAGAAAATTGCTAAATGGTCACGTGACGTCACGTGACAGTCACGCAACAGAAGAAGATAAAGAATTAGATAAAGAATTAGAAAGAGATAAAGAAAAAGATATAGATAAGAACTTAAGTTCAAATAATAGCGCAACTGACGTTACGCATGAGCAATTTGAGGAATGGTGGAAACTTTACAACAAGAAAAAAGATAAGAAGATGTCTTTCACTAAATTCAAATCATGCTTAAAGAAACATACTTTTGAGCAAATCATGCAAGGTACTCGAGAATATTTAAAAACTATTACAGACAAACAATATCAAAAGTACCCTAAAACATTTTTAACTAACGAAAGCTATATGAATGATTATAGCGAAGAGATTAAAGAAACTGGCATAGATCAATTGGAACGTATGAAGTACGACGAAAGTTATTGGGACTAGGAGGATCTTATGAAACCGTTATTCAACGAAAAAATAAACGAGAGTTTAAAAAAATATCAACCAATCGAAGTAATACTAAGACAGAATTGTGATAAATGTGGGCATCAATATGACTTATATAAGTTTGAAAATGGATATGAATACAAAGATGGTTGCGAATGTGAAATTCAAAGATTGGCTTATGAAGAATACAAAAGGAATAAACAAAAGAAACTTGATTATATTTTTAATCAATCAAATGTTAATCCGGCTTTAAGAAATGCAACAGTAAACAACTATAAGCCACAAAATGAAAAACAAGTACAAGCTAAACAAACAGCAATAGAGTACGTTCAAGGCTTCTCTACAAAAGAGCCAAAATCATTAATATTGCAAGGTTCATACGGAACTGGTAAAAGCCACCTAGCATACGCTATCGCAAAAGCAGTTAAAGCTAAAGGACATACGGTTGCTTTTATGCACATACCAATGTTGATGGATCGTATCAAAGCGACATACAACAAAAATGCAGTAGAGACTACAGACGAGCTAGTCAGATTGCTAAGTGATATTGATTTACTTGTACTAGATGATATGGGTGTAGAAAACACAGAACACACTTTAAATAAACTTTTCAGCATTGTTGATAACAGAGTAGGTAAAAACAATATCTTTACAACAAACTTTAGTAATAAAGAACTAAATCAAAATATGAACTGGCAACGTATCAATTCGAGAATGAAACACAACGCAAGAAAAGTAAGAGTAATCGGAGACGATTTCAGGGAGCGAGACGCATGGTAACCAAAGAATTTTTAAAAACTAAACTTGAGTGTTCAGATATGTACGCTCAGAAACTCATAGATGAGGCACAGGGCGATGAAAATAGGTTGTACGACCTATTTATCCAAAAACTTGCAGAACGTCACACACGCCCCGCTATCGTCGAATATTAAGGAGTGTTAAAAATGCCGAAAGAAAAATATTACTTATACCGAGAAGATGGCACAGAAGATATTAAGGTCATCAAGTATAAAGAGAATGAGAATGAAGTTTATTCGCTCTCAGGAGCCCATTTCAGCGACGAAAAGAAAATTATGACTGATAGTGACCTAAAACGCTTCAAAGGCGCTCACGGGCTTCTATATGAGCAAGAGCTAGGATTACAAGCAACGATATTTGATATTTAGAGGTGGCACAGTGAGTAAATACAACGCTAAGAAAGTTGAGTACAAAGGGATTGTATTTGATAGCAAAGTAGAATGTGAATATTACCAATATTTAGAAAGTAATATGAATGGCACTAATTATGATCATATCGAAATACAACCGAAATTTGAATTATTACCAAAATTAGATAAACAACGAAAGATTGAATATATTGCAGACTTCGCGTTATATCTCAATGGCAAACTGATTGAAGTTATCGACATTAAAGGTATGCCAACCGAAGTAGCAAAACTTAAAGCTAAGATTTTCAGACATAAATACAGAACCATAAAACTCAATTGGATATGTAAAGCACCTAAGTATACAGGTAAAACATGGATTACGTACGAGGAATTAATTAAAGCAAGACGAGAACGCAAAAGAGAAATGAAGTGATCTAATGCAACAACAAGCATATATAAATGCAACGATTGATATAAGGGTACTTACGGAAGTTGAATATCAGCATTTTGATGATGTGGATAAAGAAAAAGAAACGCTGGCAGATTACTTATATAACAATCCTGACGAAATACTAGAGTATGACAATTTAAAAATTAGAAATGTAAATGTAGAGGTGGAATAAATGAAGTTGAACGAAGTATTCGCAACTAATTTAAGAGTAATCATGGCTAGAGATAACGTAAGTGTTCAAGATTTGCATGAAGAAACCGGTATTTCTAAGACTACGATTATAACTTATAGAAAAGGCAGGAATAAGGCAGTCAACTTGATTGTAGTAGATAAATTAGCAGATGCTTTAGGCGTTAATGCAAGTGAACTATTTACTAGAAACCATAACACGCACAAATTAGAGGATTGGATTAAAACAGTAAATGTATAGAGGTGGAATAAATGAGTATCGTAAAGATTAACGGTAAACCATATAAATTTACCGAACATGAAAATGAATTGATAAAAAAGAATGGTTTAACTCCAGGAATGGTTGCAAAAAGAGTGCGAGGTGGCTGGGCGTTGTTAGAAGCCTTACATGCACCTTATGGTATGCGCTTAGCTGAGTATAAAGAAATCGTGTTAGCCAGAATTATGCAACGAGAGGCTAGAGAACGTGAAATAGCTAGGCAACGACGTAAAGAGGCTGAGCTACGTAAGAAGAAGCCACATTTGTTTAATGTACCACAGAAACATCCAAGAGGATGTTATGCGTGCTACCTGATGGAAAACGACATATTCGTGAAAGTTAAGAAGTAGATCATGACAGATAACGCACGCAAAGAATACCTAAATCAATTCTTTGGATCTAAGAGATATCTGTATCAGGATAACGAACGAGTGGCACATATTCATGTAGTAAACGGCACTTATTACTTTCACGGGCATATCGTACCAGGTTGGCAAGGCGTTAAAAAGACATTTGATACAGCCGAAGAGCTGGAAACATATATAAAGCAACATGGTATGGAATACGAAGAACAGAAGCAACTAACTTTATTTTAGAGGAGATGGAAATAATGGCAAAGATTAAAAGAAAAAAGAAGATGACGCTACTCGAACTGGTGGAATGGGCATGGAACAATCCTGAACAAGTTGAAAGTAAAGTGTTTCAATCAGATAGAATGGGCACGCTTGGAGAATGTAGCGAAGTACATTTTTCAACTGATGGGCATGGGTTTTATACAAAAGTAGTAACAGATAAAGATATTTTTACTGTAGAAATCACAGAGGAAGTCACTGAAGATACTGAGTTTGATTGTCTAGTAGAACTAAACGATATTGAAGGTTTTGAAATATATGAAAATGATTCAATCAGAGAGTTGATAGACGGTACTTCCAGAGCGTTTTATATACTAAACGAAGATAAAACTATGACATTAATTTGGAAAGATGGGGAGTTGGTAGTATGATGCAAACCTATAAAGTATGTCTTTGTATCAAGTTCTTTGCATCTAAATGTGATTATAAATTAAAGAAACATTATTTCGTGAAAAGTACGAATGAGGAAAAAGCCACGAACATGGTATTAAAACTGATTCGTAAAAAGCTCCCGTTCGAAACTGCAAGCATAGAAGTCGAAAAAGTGGAGGTAGTAGTATGATGCCGAAATTTAGAGCGTGGGATAAAGATAAAAAAGTTATGAGTTTTATTGACGAAATCGATTTTAATAGTGGTTACATTTTGATTTCAACAGGTTATAAAAGTTTCAATGAAGTAAAACTATTACAATACACAGGATTTAAAGATGTGCACGGTGTGGAGATTTATGAAGGGGATATTGTTCAAGATTGTTATTCGAGAGAAGTAAGTTTTATCGAGTTTAAAGAAGGAGCCTTTTATATAACTTTTAGCAATGTAACTGAATTACTAAGTGAAAATGACGATATTATTGAAATTGTTGGAAATATTTTTGAAAATGAGATGCTATTGGAGGTTATGAGATGACGTTCACCTTATCAGATGAACAATATAAAAAATCTTTGTACTAACTTTAACAAGTTATTAGATAAACTTCACAAAGCATTAAAAGATCGTGAAGAGTACAAGAAGCAACGAGATGAGCTTATTGGGGATATAGCGAAGTTACGAGATTGTAACAAAGAACTGGAGAAGAAAGCAAGCGCATGGGATAGGTATTGCAAGAGCGTTGAAAAAGATTTAATAAACGAATTCGGTAACGATGATGAAAGAGTTAAATTCGGAATGGAATTAAACAATAAAATTTTTATGGAGGATGACACTAATGAATAATCGCGAACAAATTGAACAATCAATTATCAGTGCTAGTGCCTATAACGGTAATGACACAGAGGGATTACTAAAAGAGGTTGAAGACGTGTATAAGAAAGCGCAAGCGTTTGATGAAATACTTGAGGGTTTACCTAATGCTATGCAAGATGCACTCAAAGAAGATATTGATCTTGATGAAGCAATAGGAATTATGACGAGTCAAGTTGTCTATAAATATGAGGAGGAACAGGAAAATGACTAATACCCTACAAGTAAAACTATTATCAGAAAATGCTAGAATGCCCGAACGGAATCATAAGACTGATGCAGGTTATGACATATTCTCAGCTGAAACTGTCGTACTTGAGCCACAAGAAAAAGCAGTGATTAAAACAGATGTAGCTGTAAGCATATCAGAGGGCTATGTCGGGTTATTAACTAGCCGTAGTGGTGTAAGTAGTAAAACACATTTAGTGATTGAAACAGGCAAAATTGACGCCGGCTATCAAGGTAATCTAGGTATTAATATTAAGAATGAAAATGAAACCTTAGAAAACTGGGTTACTTATAATTTTAGTCGAAACGTTGCTGGGATAGACGGAAAATATGCCCCACCACCTGTAACAGATAAAATTTTATTTATGAATGGTAGTTATGTCATAAACAAAGGCGACAAACTAGCTCAATTGGTTATCGTGCCTATATGGACACCGGAACTAAAGCAAGTGGAGGAATTCGAGAGTGTTTCAGAACGTGGAGCAAAAGGCTTCGGAAGTAGCGGAGTGTAAAGACATCTTAGATCGAGTCAAGGAGGTTTTGGGGAAGTGACACAATACTTAGTCACAACATTCAAAGATTCAACAGGACGTAAGCATACACACATAACTAAAGCTAAGAGTAATCAAAGGTTTACAGTTGTTGAGGCAGAGAGTAAAGAAGAAGCGAAAGAGAAGTACGAGGCACAAGTTAAAAGAGGTGCAGTTATTAAATTAGGTCAGTTGTTTGAAAATATAAGGGAGCGTAGGAAATGATTAAAAAACTTAAAAATATGGATTGGTTCGATATCTTTATTGCTGGAATACTGCGATTATTCGGCGTAATCGCACTGATGCTTGTTGTCGTATCGCCTATCTATGCAGTGGCTAGTTACCAAAACAAAGAAGTACATCAAGGGACAATTACAGATAAATATAATAAGAGACAAGATAAAGAAGACAAGTTCTATATTGTATTAGACAACAAACAAGTCATTGAAAACTCCGACTTATTACTCAAAAAGAAATTTGATAGTGCAGATATACAAGCTAAATTAAAAATTGGAGATAAAGTAGAAGTTAAGACGATTGGATATAGAATACACTTTTTAAATTTATATCCGGTCTTATACGAAGTAAAGAAGGTAGATAAAAAATGATTAAGCAAATACTAAGACTATTATTCTTACTAGCGATGTATGAGCTAGGTAAGTATGTAACTGAGCAAGTATATATTATGATGACGGCTAATGATGATGTAGAGGCGCCAAGTGACTTTGCAAAGTTTAGCGATCAGTGTGATTTGATGAGGGCGGAGGTGTCAGAGTAGATGGACTGGATATTTTTTTATACTAACGTTGTTATATTCATTGCATGTGTATATACAATGTATAGACGAATTGAAGTGATTAAGAAAATTGGTGAATTAAGACGTGATATAAAAGAGAACGAAAAAGCATTGGATAATTATAAAAAAGAAAACAGACCAATCGAATATATCGTCGAGTTAAATGACGGTGTGTACTTTCGAAAAAAACATACAGATGCGTTTGCGCAAAGGACCACATATATTGTAACTAATAATATTTTCGAAGCTAAATCATATGACAATTTATTATCAGCTAAAATAGATGCTGAATTTATGCGTGGTCGTGTATTAAAATATAAACCGAATTTAGAGGTGGTTGAATAGATGATGTGGTTGATCATAGCAATTATATTACTAGTCATCCTATTGTTTGGCGTGATGTTGCAAGCTGAACAGTTAAAAGGCGATGTGAAAGTTAAAGAGCGAGAGATAGAGATATTAAGAAGTAGATTGAGACACTTTGAAGATTAAACATATTTGTATGGAGGGTATTCATGACTAAAAAGAAATATGGATTAAAATTATCAACAGTTCGAAAGTTAGAAGATGAGTTGTGTGATTATCCTAATTATCATAAACAACTTGAAGATTTAAGAAGTGAAATAATGACACCGTGGATTCCAACAGATACAAATATAGGCGGGGAGTTTGTAACGTCTAATACATCGAAAACAGAAATGGCAGTAACTAATTATCTTTGTAGTATACGAAGAGGTAAAATCCTTGAGTTTAAGAGTGCGATCGAACGTATAATTAACACATCAAGTAGGAAAGAACGAGAATTCATTCAAGAGTATTATTTTAATAAAAAGGAATTAGTGAAAGTTTGTGATGACATACACATTTCTGATAGAACTGCTCATAGAATCAAAAGGAAAATCATATCTAGATTGGCGGAAGAGTTAGGGGAAGAGTGAAATTGGCAGTAAAGTGGCAGTTTTTGATACCTAAAATGAGATATTATGATAGTGTAGGATATTGATTATCTT